TTGCAGCTCAATACGAACGCGGTTCGTTAGAAAAATCAAGACTTAATACTCAGCGTCAAGTTGAACTAGAGAACATTAAGGCGTGGCGTGATATATCTCAAACTAAAATTGAGGCTCAGACTCGTAGTGCAGCACTATTCGCATCGTTGATGTCATCTTTACAGCAACCTAATAATAATTTTATGAGTGCGCTCAGTGAAGCTTTTAATACTGGGGCGGCACCATTTTCGGCCCGTGTTCGCACTCGTGCTTAGAATGATGAGAAGAAAGTACTAAAAAACTGATATGCCAGAACCTTTTGTTACGCTCGGCGGTATTGGATCGGTCCTTGGAGGTCTTGGATCTTTAGGTAGTGCCATATTTAATAAACCGCAACAGCAGCAACAATATAAAGATCCAATGGCGGATTTTAATATGCTTTATGGCGGTACATTATCTGCTGGTAATGTAGGTCTAACTGGAGCCGAACAGCGAGCTGCGGCTGCGCAAGGAGCGTTATATGGCTTGACAGCAATGCAAGCCGGTGGTTCTCAGGCAATGCAATTAGGTGCTGGAAACGAAGCTGTAGCTGAACAAGCAGCAGCGGCTGGTTTACAATCCGGTATTGCTGGTCAATATGCTGGTTCAGATATTGGCCTTCAAACTAAAGCAGCAGAAAGCAAGCTCGCCACTGAGCTAACACCTGTTGAAACAGCGAAAGATTATGCTAAACAATATGGTGAAGCTGCCTCTAACCTAGCTCTAACAGGGTCTAAATCAATGGGTGACATAGGTAAGCAGTTAGTTAGCGAAACAGGCGCTGTGGCTCGGACTGGTGTTGACTCTCAGACAGCTCTTGGCGGACAACAAATAGCTGGAGCTTCCCAACTAGGTGTGGGGGCGCAACAAGGAACAGCTCAATTAGGACAACAAACTCTTGCAAGCCAAGCCGATGTTGCGGGTAAAACTCTTACAGGAGAAACGTCACTACTACAACCAACAGCCACAACTTTAGCTCAAGCAGGCGGTCAGGCTTTAGCCGGACAAAATGAACTAGCTTTAAAGACTGCTTATACAAATTTAGATATTGCTAGAGCACAAGAGGATACTAGAAATAAATTGGCAGTCCAACGAGGTGGATTTGAAGGACAGATGGCGTTGAGACGGCTTGGCGCTCAAATGGCCGCACAAGGACGTGCGTCGTATGCTTAATGACGACACTTATTGCAAATAGTACCACTGTAGGGGACTGGTTAAATTCGTTAGAAAAATCAGACCGGGATGCTTTTGCGTATTACGCTAAAAATGCGACAAGCGATATAGAATCTTATCTTTATGCACGTTTCTTAAAACCGTCTTACGCAGGTAGTATCGCAGATTTAACCGCGTGGACTCAAGAAAAGTACCCAAAAGAAGATTTACGTAAAGTTCTTCTAATTGAAATCGATGAACTTCGTATGGATATTACAAATGTAAGAAAGATGACCACTCAAGGTATGCTTGATTATGCCACAGCAGCTACAAAAATTGCGTCTTTACAAAAAGAACTAAGATCCCACATACAAACAGTACGTGCTATTTCTGACGGTTTAGATCGTAGAGGCCTACTGTTAGCTGGCGCGGATCGTTGTTTACGCGAGTTAGCGAATACTTTCCAAGATCAACCGACAATATCGTCTTTACTTGAAGATGCAGGTCTAATTATTTGGTCTACTTTAGAACGCGAAGAAAAGTCTTAACTTACTTCTTGTAATTTTTTTAGTATTTCATCTATAGGACAACGTAAAATCCCCATAAAAGCGTCGTTTACTCCTAGCGACATTACAAGTTCTCCGTCTTCTATAAAGGCACCAAAGGGTAGTAACACCGCTGGTTGTTTGGAAACTGGATTACCTACGTAATCTGTCCAGGTGATTAGTGTATCTTCCAGTGACCCACTAAATAAAGGCTCGTTTGCCACGTGGGTTATCTTTGTAAATTGTTTATCTACCATAAAAACGCCTAAGTGATAAAGCAAATAAGGCTGACCGTTTTGGTCAAACGTCATGTGTTTCCAGTGATAAAACACAAGGTTTCCTTCATCTACTTCTAGCGGCGGCAACGAACAGAACGTTGGCGTTCCTTTAGTTACATTTTCAAGAACATCACTGTTTATTGTTATTGAGGTCTTATCTTCTCGTTCAATAACAAAAGGTCTGATGGAGTACAGACAGTGCAGCAAACCCTCATGTGAAAAAAAGCACCAATTTTTTTCTGTTTCGCCTTTAATCCTATTTTTTCCTATAGGCGGAATCGCAGCACTGACTGCTTCCCCTGTTTGATCAACGTAGCAGACTGCTACTTTAGGGAAATCAAATAGCTTTTTACCTTTTAAGTCGTACTTACTGGCATATTTAGAAGTAACAAATTGTACGTACATCTGTTCATCTGGTCCCACAAACAACCTAGGGTCTTCGTAGCTAAGTCGGTGCGGCGTGGAGCGTAGTTTCTTAGCCCCAAGAACCGTGCAATCATCAGCTAGTTGACCTAGATAAATATCTGTAGGTGTGTTATTTAAATAGTAATAGTTGTTGTCGTACTTAAAACCAAAAGGTTCGGGTTGAGACCTCCAGGCAATATAGGTATTTTTATTGTGTTGTAGGATCGAAGGGCTAAAATTACCCACGCTATCTTTGGGTAAACCGTAAACAATTCTTGTAAAACTACCTTTAAGGTTTTCGGCTTGTCTATAAACACTGGGAATGCCTTCGCATTCTTTTTTTATAGGGAAGGTTACGTCTGAATTGACGTGGCGAAAGCGGAATGTAGTTTGCATATCAAGCGAGGAGATCAGAGATGGCTTTAGTGAATCCCATTGAAACGGATTCCCAACGATATTCGTTACGTTGCGTTACATCAAAACAAGCGTCAGCTACTGTATCGTAAGTTTCTTTATCGTTATATAAGGATGTAAGTAGTGATGCAGCGTCGTCTACATCAACTAAACCTCTTTCTACACCTAGATCTTTATCCGTTACCCACGTAGAAATATCAATAAGCAGGCCAGCCCCTTCCCAAATATCTTTACATGCCGTATGGTTTGGCACAACTTGTGGTTTACGACAACTGGCATGTTCGAAACTAACCAAACCCCAACCTTCCCCGTCGGCGGTGTTTAAACCAACGTCGCATGAGTTATAAATTTTGTTTAATAAATCGTCAGGTGGAGCCGCAATATAATTTATTTCGTTCGATGTCAAAATCAATCTTTGTTTGTCGTCTAGGTCGTACTTAGACATTTCCCGTTTAAATAAAGCGGTTATGTCCCAACCTAGATCTTTTACCCCCATGTGGAGGTAAAGCATTGTATCTGGTTTTCCAATTGCAAACTTAGCAAAAGCCTGTATTGTCAGATCTATTCGTTTCCTAGGTTGGTTTCTATTCCCGTTAAAAACTATGAATTTATCTTTTGGAATTCCTAGTGCATCGCGAGCTTCATCCCGAGGCATAGGAGTAAATTTAGATGTGTCTACACCGTGGGGTAACACACCTAGCCTGCTTGGTTGGATGTTATGTTTAAGAATTCTATGAGCACAGTTAACTGTAAATGTTATGGCTAAGTCCCAATGCGGAATATTCCGCAACATTTCAGGGTAATAAGCTTCGCTGTCGATAGGAAAATAAGCAATAAACTTAAATTTGTACTGATCTTTCAGGAATTGAATGCGTTCCCATACTTGATTTACAATCCAAACGTCATTTAAACAGATAAAAATATCAGGTTTAATCTTGTCGATCAACTCCGGTAGCCGTGGAATACCAAAACGATCCGGACAAGCTAAGTTTGATGCTGGATAAATTTTATAGGGAAGATCATGAGGGTCTCCGTTATAGTTGATTCCTATAACCTCTACTTCATGTTCTTTCTGTAAGTGTTCTAGTACGCTAGTTGTTACACGACCAAATCCTGTGTTAGAACATGCATCTCCGTACCAGAGTACTTTTGCCACTTTTACGGTAAACTTGAAGTACGATTAGTATAGCGACATTGCCAGCTTACTGACATGCCTAGCCGGGAAACTTTTGCTTATCGTCGCCGGGCTCAGTTAAATGCTGTTCGCGCTGTTGAAGATTCGAGCACAAGAGAGAACTCTATTTACACCAAAGCAGCGGGTGATTTTCAAACGTTTTGTACTCTTTTAGATAAACCTCCAGCAAGACATATGTTGGAGTGGTATACACACTTGATAACAAATGAAAGCAATAAGTACTTATTAGATATAGCAGGATCAAACCTTGATATACTAAGCCCCAGGGGTTCAGCGAAAAGTACCGTGTTAAATATGTTCACTGCGTGGTGTATAGGAAGACATACAGCAGCAAAAATGCCCTTACAGATAATTTACATTTCTTACAACATTGCTACTGCTATTCCTAAAAGTCGAATTATCAAACAAATTGTTGACTCAGTTGAGTTTAAAAAAATATTTCCTAATTGCAGGCTTAAACCAGGTATGCAAAGTGACGTTGGTTGGTCTATTGATTTTGAATACGCAGGTATTCCTAGAGTAGGTGACGAAGAATTCACATTACGCGCTGCAGGTCTTAGAGGATCAATTACCTCAAAACGCGCACACTTGTGTCTTACGGGCGATACACTAATCTTGACAGATAAAGGCGAACAGCCAATTAAAAAAATTTATGCAGACCCAGGACGCTTCCAAATTGCTGTCAGAAACTCAAAAACACATCAAATTGATTGGAGCGACGTGGCAGCAGCTACACGGCGTTGTTCCTCAAAAATTGTTCGAATTAGAACAACAGATAACCGTTATATTTCCGCAACTCCCGAGCATCCTTTCCTTACGACAGACCAAGGGTACGAATGGGCGGGAGATATTAGTACAGGGCAAACCCTTATCGGAGTATCCGCCTGCGAATCAACTAAAAGTTTGTTTGAGTTGCGGTCAGGCAAAACAACGCACACAAAGAATCTGTACAACTTGTTGGCAAAAACTAGGAAAATTTCAAGTAGAGATTCAATGCCCCTGTTGTCAGGAGATATTCACGGTTATGTCTTCCCGTTTAGCTCAGAGATTAAGCACCGATCAAAAAATTCTGTGTTGTTCTCGGACTTGTGCGGGGCAGGTGAAGCAAATTTTAAAACCTCAGGTGTGTCTGTATTGCAACAAAAGGTTTCGCCCAACATCGCATACGACACAGTTTTGTTCTCGCCAGTGTGCAGATTTAAATCATTCCAAAAAAATGACCGGTGTGGACAACCCAAATTACCAGCATGGGGGTTATATAGGAGACTTCAAAAAACTGAGGAAGATAGTTTTAAATCGGGACAGTTTCATCTGTGTCGGTTGCAATACGAAGGAGAAGAAGTTATCTACAAAAGACGGGACAGTGCGAACAAACCTGTGTGTTCATCACATAGATCACGATCGGTCAAACAACATTCTTTGCAATCTTATAACGCTTTGCCGTCAATGCCATGTGGCTCACCATCAGGTTACAGACAAAGCTGGGAGACCCTCACCGTTTCCGGAGTTGAAAAAATTAGCGGAGGAACGCACATTGTCTATGACCTTGAAATAGACCATCCAGATCATAATTTTATTGCGAATGGATTTGTTGTAAGCAACTGTTTCATCGACGACCCCATCAAGAGCAGCGCCGATATACGAAACCCTGCTATTAGAGATGAAATGAACAACAACTGGTCATCTGTTATCGCACCAATTATTTTTGAAGGGGGTAGAGCTATTTGTTTAGGTACACGTTTTCACCCGTTAGATATACATAAAACAATGTTTGCGCCGGAAAAAAATTGGAAACAAGTGACACAAGAAGCTGTCACTTACGACAATCAAGGCAACCCCGTAAGTTATTGGCCTGAGCAATGGAGTGTTCAGTACTTACTCGGTCAGAAAGAACTCGACCCTGTGGCATTTGCTTTCCAGTACCAGCAACAGCCGGTGTTAACCACGGATTTAATTGTTTCTCCAGACTTGCTTGTTCGAGCTGAAGTTGAAACTGAATTTGATTCGCTGGCTATCGGTATTGATTTATCCGCAAGTAGAAATGAAACCAGCGACTATACAGCTTTTGTTTTAGGCGGAAGGCTTAAAGACAAATACTTCATTATTGATTCTCACCAATGTCGGTCTATTGGAAATCTAGAAAAAATAGATTTGCTGTGCGATATGCTACTTGAATGGGGAATCTTATCTTTTCAGAACGATACGTATTTTCCGACTTATTCTACGGTTACGCTAGTAGTTGAGTCAGTTGCTTACCAAGCGAGTTTAGCGGCGGACCTTAGAAGAGTTTTGTTAAATGAGAGGGGATTGAGTAATTTACATATTCATGAAGTTAACGGTTTTAGAGGAGATAAAATAGCTCGTTTTAGAGGGACGCTAGGTTTGCTAGAAAATAAAAAAATTGTGTTTAACAGATATAGAAAATTTGATGCGTTGTTTGATCAGATTATCAATGTGGGGGCAACGTCGCACGACGACCTTTTAGACGCATACACGCATTTAATAACTTATTTACAAAGGCGAGGCAATTATTCAATAGAGTACTAAGAGTATTTTGGGGTTTATGTCCAAGAAGATCTGGGTTGCCATCACGGCGCATAAACCCTTAGAGCGCATTGACTGTTTGGTCAATCTCCTGCGTGGTTATATGGAGTTTCCTTTTACTTTTGAAACAAATATTTACATAGATTATGGTTCTCAAGACGACGTAGAGATTTTAGAAACCCTTTTAAGCGAGTTTAGTAAGTTAAATATACAAGTTAAAGTTGCTTCTCCTGGGTACGAAGGTTGGTTTTTAACTTGGGCTCACAAGACAGATTTAGCTTTGGCAATTTTAAACAAAAAAGCAGATTACTATATCTATACAGAAAATGATATGTTAATGACTTATGACAATTTTAAATACTATTTGAAGTGGAAACCAGTCTTAGCTAAGTACGAGCTTGAACCTGGGTTTGTTAGATACGAAAAAAAATATAATAAAAAAATTCCTTTTGATAACTATTACCGATATTCCCTTACTAAAGAAACCCCTAATGTCTGGTCTACTCAGGGCTATAAAGTCCCCAATGTTTTAGTTGTAGACCACTCTGTTAGTTTTTTCGTTGCTTTAGCTAATCCTTATTACGGAGCTATGATCCTAAACCAAGAAGACGGAGACTACTATATTCGTTCCGATAGCTATGATCCTCAGAAAAGTTATGAGAAAGTTGGGATTAGAAATTGGCCTATAGCTGACCGGAGCTCGATGGGTTTAGCTTTTGAAAACCCTCCTTTTGGTTTTGAGCATAGGCGTTGCGTTCCTGTACGTAAGGTTAAAGACCATTACGAGATCCTTCCTTGTGGGCTGATTTGTCATGACGACGACAAATACACAAAAAATTTATTATGTGATCCTGACCTATTGATATGCTGTGAAAGTATGTTAACCATATAAAACAGTGTTACATGGCGGTGCCCGTTTTGTATCGATCTGCTACGTTTTGAACAAAAAGCATAAGTGTGAAGTTTTACCAAAATTAGAAGCCTATGCATTGCGGAAGTACATAGAATCAAAAAATGGAACAATCTATTGGTTTAACCCCGCCAAAGGACAATACTAACCCAGATTATTATGTCCGGAATGGTATGGAATGCTATGACGCGCAGCTAGCATCTGTCGGCCTTAGTAAATTTCAAGGGTATTTAGAGTGTTGTATTTTTAAGTACATGTGGCGCTGGGAGGAAAAAAATGGAAAAGAGGATTTACAGAAAGCTGCGGTTTATTTGGCTAAACTTATAGAAACAGTTGAGTAAACATGGACGTTAGGGCTTTTGGCAGTCGTTATGGTTTTTCAGCCACTCTTCCCTATGCCAGTGGGTTTATGGTTAGCGCGGGAACTAATAAAGTTTTTCCTGCATGCAGAGCTCTGTATGTGGAGACGTCGAACAAAAATGCAGACAAAACTTTAATTGTTCAATTAGCTGATTCTCCCAGCTCTTTTATTAGTTTTAATCATATTCGTACAGACGTATTTTTACCTTTATCTGCCACGGCAATAAGTGGAATAAGCACAGTAGATAATACATACGTTCTTTACTAATGGCAGACATTGCTAAAAAACGTGACCCTGAAAAATGGGCACAAGCAAAAGCACGAGCCCGTAAAAAAATGGGAGGGCACAGTGCTCGTGCCATGCAGCTTGCTGTGAAGTATTATAAAGATGCTGGCGGTTCCTACGAAGGAAAAAAATCCGAGAGCAATCGTCTACGCCAATGGGGTAAAGAAGATTGGCAGACTAAAGAAGAATACGAATCCAACCGAGAAAAACAATGACCCCTTCATCACTTGTCGATGCCTTAACTGGATCGGGTAAAAGCTATCGAGAGCGTAACTTACCTACGTCTGATGATATGCTTAGAGGACTTACTAAAAGTAGGTCTAGGTTTAGTGCTGATTCGTTAGATCCAACCTTAGCTAAAATCATTGCATCTACAACAGAAGATTTACTTTATAGAGCAATTCAAGAAAAGGTCAGGGATGAGGAAAGGAGAAATGCCTGATTTAGCTCGCGAGCACGGGCGCACAGAACGTTATTTACCTCGTTCAGCGTGGGCACAAATGAGCCCTGCCGAAAGACGTGAAACGGACGAAAAAAAGAAAAAAGAAACGGCTGGTAATAAACCCGTCAATACCCACGTTCCTAATACAGAAAAAGCTCGTGAGGCTCGTCGGAGAGCTTCTGAGTATATTAAGAGAAAGGCAAGCTAATTATGTCTAACCCTTTTAATCAAGCTAGGGATTTTTTCTCGGATGCTTTTGCAAAGCAGGAATCTGCCGCAGGTCAGCAAACTCAGTATCAACGCAGCGTAGATCAACCAATGAGGCACGATTTTTTTCCTACACGAAAAGAAGCTTACGAGCCTGATTCACCGGTGCATAGTTCCGAAACGTTTATGGAAGATGTAAAAAACAGGCTGATTCAGTCTGCGATCAATAAGGCAACTCAGAAAGGACCAACACAAAGCTCTCTTACAGCGCGAGCAGGAAATGGTAATCCAACCAGGTCAGTGCTAGCATCATAGTGACACTCGCCTAAAGGTCGTGCTCTACGATTGTTTTTTATATTTTGACGAAAAAGAACTCCTTGAACTAAGGGTAAATCTTTTAAAGGATATTGTTGACGGCTTTATCATTACGGATGGAAATTTGACGTTTAAAGGGGACCCAAAACCCTTTACTTGTCTTGATACGATTCGAGAACTAGGTTTACCTGAGGAAAAAATACAAGTTCTTCACGTTGAGTTGCCTTCTAAGGAAGTAGCTCCTAATCCATGGGTACGGGAATACGCACAACGCGACGCTCTCGCTGTGGGGATGCGCTTAACTCCACCAGATTCCGTCTTTTTCTTTAGTGATGTCGATGAAATACCGAAACCGGAGGCGGTTTTACAAGCTGTCGAAATTGCGAAAGCGAATCCAGACCGGTGTGTACGTCTGTCGATGCCTATGTTTTACGGGAGGGCAGATCTTAGAGTTATTGATCCGAAAGGTGATCCTTCCAAACCCCCAAATAACTGGACTTGTGGCACCGTGGTTTTATACAATCACCTAGAAGAAACACCTTCGCAAATCCGAATGAAGGACAATGGCCTTGTTGTGGGGGATTGCGATTGCGGTTGGCATTTTTCTTGGATGGGTGACTCGGCTCGGATGAAACGAAAACTCACATCGTTTTCTCATTGCTACGACGATATCCCTAACGCACATGCTCCTGCCTACAGCCAAGAAATGTTAGACTTTTTAGATTCTTATAAAGCTTTACCGGGGAGTACAGATCCTTTAGGTCGAAAAGATCATATTTTACAAGCGTACCCACATGACCTATTACCGCCAGAGTTGTTTAAACTAGATAGAGTAAGAAATTATCTGCTTCCCGATGGCTAACCAGATGCCCGAACAACTCCGTGAGCACTTTGCCAATAAGGCAAAGCACGAGGGTAAACATGGAGATAAGGAAGAAAAAATGGAGAAGCGTAAGGAAGCTTTGAGGAAAGCTAAAAAAGTTAAAGCTGCAGGTAAAAAAGCTTAATTTTAAATTTTTAATTTCGTTGTGTAGTTAACAGAATGGCCGACCAGATCGGAGTCCGTCAACGCTTTCAAGAAATTCTTGAGGCTTCGCGGACTCAAGATAGATCCAAGCAGGCGTCTACTTTAGTCGTTCTTAGTCACATCCAGCAAATGACGCTGTTGATGATTAAGAAGGGCTTGACTTTTTATTGTGAACAAGACACTTATAAAGCTAGATCTAAATTTTTAGATAGCTTGATTACTTTAAATAAAATTGATATTCGTTTTCCTTCGATTATTCGTAATTTTTTAATCGACGGATGTGGCTTATTTTATTTTCGACCTGACCCCAAATTAAAGTATCAAATATACTTTTTTTCTAAAGATCAGTATCGTGTTTACCACGATGTAAACGGAAACTTAGATGAAGTTGTAATAATCTACAAATATAAAATTCGTAGTTCTAACATTGGTTTACCTTCTGATACAGCAGGTTTAAACGAACGCTATGTCCGAATTTCTATTACCGAAGAACGTATATCTGAATTTGAGTCTAATACAGAGTTGAGTTTTGACCTGGAGCCAGGAGGACTCGTCACTTCAAGAAATACGCGAGAAAATACACTTGGATTTATACCTGCTGTTGAGGTTCTTAACAAACCAGACAGTAGTGGTACTTCTGGTGAAGGCGAATTTGAACCTTTTATGGAACAAATTGTTCTTCATGACACCTTAAATACGAACATTGCTAAAAATATTGAATTTTTTGGTAATCCGACACTTATTAGTTCGCGTCCTCGTAGTGATCTTGTCGAAGCTAGCGACTCTGATCGCACTTTCCGTCCAACAATTAGTAGTCAAAGTGGATTTGCTGGTCGCGATACCCCCTCGACACGAGTAAGCGAGCCTTTTGGTTCCAGTGGTTTGATGGGCGGGCTGAGAGTCCCTCGAATTATTGCCAACGTCGAGCCTTCGGATCGTGTTGGTTACATGACACCAGACCCTGTTAACGGGGACATGAACCGATGGGCTTTAATGCTGCGTGAAGAAATTCGGACAGCATTAGGCGGTGTTGATGAAATTTCAGTTTCTGCTGGTGCCACTGCCACAGAAATTAAGGGTTTGATGGGTCGCGCTCAAGCCACAGCACTAAGAAAAAATAAAAGTTTCTTGGTGTACGGGTTCTGTAAGTTGTTGGAGATGATTCTCTACCACCAAGAAGAAACTTTTAAAGATAGTTTTGCCGCTGTTGTTAAGCTCAAAAAGCCTAAACCTGTTGCCGATGATTCATCTGAAGAGACAATTCGCTTTGAAGTAGAACAGCAAAAGTTTGACCAAAAACTAAAACAGATGATGCAAGAAGCGCTTTCAACTTCTGCAGTCCCACGTGGTGTTTTTGGCTTACCTCCAGATGGAGATCGTACTGTTGCGTACCGCTTCCAAGGCGATGTCTATGAGGACACGGCCTACGACATAAACCAAAAGTCTATTGTTGTCCGAAATTTGCAGGAATTAGGAGTTGACAGTGTCGAAGCTTTACGCTATTTATTCCCGGATAAGACGGATACTGAGCGAGAAGAAATGTTAAAAGGATTTCCTTTCAGGATGATCCAACAAACTCAAAGCGCAATGCAACAATTTTTAGTATTATTATCACAGATGTTGCAAACGCCACATCCTCTCGCCCCGGATCAACCCTTAGGGGCTGACCCTAGATTAAACATAACGCCCCTGTTATACAGGACGTTTGACCACCTCGCGCAAGAACTAACCTACTCGGGTAGCTATGAGCCAGCAGATCCAAGCTTCGATCCCGAGCCCGGTAGCGGCAGCAGCCCCCTCGGCGGCGCCAGCAATGGACCAGGGCTCAACCGCTTACCCGCAGTGGGTGGCGCAAACCAGTACCCCGGCGGTAGCTTCGGTACCTACAGCCCAAATGCCGTCGCAGGCAACACAGGGTTCGGTCCTTTCTACCAGCAACCAGTACAACCAGTCTCCGTCCGCTTACTCCCCGAACAATCCGTGGGAAGCAGCAATGGGCAGCCTGGAGCGGGTGGTGTCCAGGATGTCACCACTCCCCAGCCAAACAGCACCGTCTCCACAATACGCGACGACGCAACAGGCTATTCCTCAGTACAGTCAGCCTTTACAGGCCCAACCATGGGCGTACCAAGCGCCTACGGCAGCCCCGACTTACTCCAACAACGTCTCTACGACCCAAGCTTCCTCTCAGGCTTCTACGGGGCGCAGCCAAGCCCCCCAGCTAAGCCCCGCAAGCGCTCAAGTCGTTAATCACTTCGGCATCGAGGCTCCCGGCATCCTTAATCAGTATGCTGTTACTCTCGAAGACGCTCTGATTGCTCAGAACGAAAATATGAACTCCATCGCCACACGTGGCGCTGCAATGGAGCATATTCTTACTGATCCTGATCAACTAGCTGATTACACCAACCGGTTCTTCACCGAAGTGTATCCAGTAGATGCAGATAACTCTGGTTATCCTGCTCAGCAAGCAGCTTATCAACCTCGTTATGACATGCCTGCTGTTCCTGCTTCTGCAGGCGCAGTTCGCAACGATCCTGACACTCAGTGGAATGGTTTCTCCCAAACCATGAATCAGAATCCCGAGCAAGCTTGGCGTTATCTGAGTCAAATGAGCCCTGACGCTTTCCGTCAGAAGCTCTTGTTCTTAGACGCCGCTTAATTTACGTTTTAATACTAAAATTCCCCCGGAAACGGGGGTTTTTCTATGGCTCCTTTTAAATCAGAGGCTCAAAGACGTAAATTTTACGCAATGGCTGAGCGTGGGGAAATCCCTGAAGCAACAGTCAGTGAGTATGAAGAAAAAACTCGCGGGGATTTACCCGAAAGGGTTAGTGCTAAAAGAAAAGCCCAGCAGTACACTAATAGTAAAAGAGACTAACCATGGTTCTTCCTATCGGACACACTCGTCGTCGCGAGTCTTCAGACAATTCAGCACTTTTGGCTCAGTTAGACGAGCTAAAAAAAGAACTTGCCTCTGTTAAAGAGGAATACAAGTCGGATATGGAAAAAATTGCTTTAGATATCGTCACAGTGGATTCTAAAAGACAACCTCCAGCCGAATAATTTAACTAGGTATACTTAAAGTAGCCCTCTGTTGAGTTTTCCGTGGGTTACATTTCACTTGTTAACTATAAGTACGACACTGGACTGCATCAGCAACAGTCTGGACCTTATCGTGCTGGCGATGATCTGGCTTTAGCTCAAAAATACCTAGTCGTTTCGAGCGGTTACGTCGATTCGCTAGGAAATCAAGTGTCATGGTATGGCGTTAACGATTTTGGCGCTGATTATGGACGCCCCGTTATAGGTCCTCCTAACTCAGGTGCCTACGTAGTCGATAGTTGGAGGGCAGTACCTGTTGCAGTTTCTGGTTATTGGTCGGATTATAACTTTACTTATTATTCTCCAAGCGGAGAAATGAGTGTTTACACCGGTTTTAGAGGATTTACAACTCAAAAAATAGCTAACGCCAAGGTTTCAACAACTTATAATCCTCCTTTTGGTATTCGTGATACGGGCGCATACACTTATTACTTCGGAGACGCTCCTTCTAGTCAATCTTACGACCCATACAATACTCCTGAGGGAAATACGTCAGCTGAAGGAACCACTGGCGGCGGCGTGGCTCACCCACGTCAAATGGGTACGCTTTTAACTACCACAGCGACACCTGGTGCTACAGAAGTAACAAGAGCGGAATGGAGGTACAATCCTCCCGTATATTGTCAGACTTTGACTGAAACTATTTACGCTCAAGTTCCCGGTTTAATGGGAGCTCCAACTCGTTACATCTATCGCGGTAGGTCCTCACGTTACGCTTTTAATCTCGGGTCAATTTATGGAATTACGGGAGAAGGCATTCGTGCGTTACCTCATCGGTTTAGTCCTTCTGTAAATGTAAGCAATCAGAAGAATATATAGATTTATTTAAGGTAAACAAAAAAAGTAAATAACGCTATTAATGCGACAAACAGCATACCAACTTTGTTTAAACAACTTAAAATAAAGGAGTAGTTTTTCGGAGGTTGGCGCTTTGTTCGTCGACAATGATTTTCCGAAGCTGCTCGGTGCTGAACTCTACCGTCCGCATCCTGCGTACGTTGTAGAGATGGCTGCTGAACCTGTAGTCGTTCATGACTTCAGTAAGCAACCAGGACAGACTGTGCAGCTTGATCGTTACAGGTTCTGGGGCAATCCAGGAAGCAAAGAGTCACGTGAGCGTACTGCAGAGCAGACCATCGGTACTGCCAGCAGCCGCAACATTGTAAAGGACAAAGTGTTGGTGACACTCCGGGAATATACCGGACCTGCCGACCCTAGTGATCCTACACAAGCAAGTACATTTAAGATTGCACGTGAGACACTAATTACCGCTCAGCGTTTGCTGTTGGATACCGGTAATCTCACTGCCTTCCACCAATCAATTGGTTCTTTGACCCTGCTCGACGACTATCGTCGTTGGCGCGATCGGGTGTTCATTAATGAACTCCTGAAAGCTGTATCTAAAGGTCAATCTTCTGATACCCAAGGTGGTTACTACTACCCCGGTAATTTGGCTGTTGGTTCTTTAACCTACACCAACTCAGAGCAAGCCAAGTTTGACGTTAAGGATGACCTTCTCCGCGTGGTGAAGTCTCTGCGTAAGCGGAACACCCCCACCTACCAAGACGGTTTCTATCGTTGCGTTTGCGACCCCACGTTCCTGATGCACCTGCGTCAGAACAGCGATTTCCGCGAAGTGGCTCGCTACCCCGGCAACGGTCAGATCAACCCACTCATGTCTGCTATGCAGCCTAACGCTGCTATCTACATGGGTCAGGGTTTTGGGCAAGCCTCCTTCGTGGCTGGCGAACCCATCATGCCTACCGGTTTTGTGTTTGAAGGTGTGCGATTCTTCGAATCCACCAACATGCCTTCCCAAACCGCCACAGCAACTATCGGTGGTACTTCGACTACGTACGACAGTGCTATCGGTATGTTCTTCGGCCCTCAGAGTGTTGGCGTCGGTATCGGCGGTAACAATGCTCAAGTGCTGCTTAACAACAACGACGATTTCAGCCGTTTTATCATGATGATCTGGAGCCTGTACGCAGGTTTCGAGCTTCTAAACGCTGACTTCGTTACTGTTGCCTACTCGTTCAACGTTTGAGGAGGTAACTAACAATGGCAACTAACCCTAATCAGCTTCAAGTTTCCAAAATCTATCCTGGAAACTATACAAACGTTCTACGTTACTGGCACGACGAAAAGACGTTCCAGTTCCGTAATGCGAACGACACGGAAACCACCTACACCAATCAACCTATTGGTGGTCCAGTTGGTGTGGTATTTACTCCAGGTTGGGTAGCTCAACAAGCTATTGGTTACGTCGACTTGTCGTTCCAAGCTTTGGGCACCACTAGCCAACTGGAGTATTACACTCAGGCTTACAGCTCTGGTCTAAACGGAGCTAACAGTCCCTTCTTGAACGCCAATGTAATCATTCCTTCACCGGATGCTTACAAAGATGTTCGCGCTGATATTACTGACGGTGTCAAAGTGCCTTCTGGTGCTTATGTTTATCGTTTGTCCCTCCGTGTTGACGGTGGCGACGTTATCAGCAGCGGTGTTGGCGGCGGTAGTGCCACCCCTACATTGGGTCTTGGCCCTGCTGTGGGTGTTGGTCTTAATACCACACCTTCTGCTTCCGGATTCTTCGTTACCCTTGCTGGTAGCAGCAGCCGGATTGCAAACGGTTCCTTCAATAGCAACAACGTTTGGAACAGCGCTACTTTGTATCGGACTGGTTCCGAAACTCAGTACAAACTGTTTGCTGTGGCTAACCTCGGCGGTTCTGCCGCTTCTGGTCTTGCACAAGCATCCGGTGTGTTCGATCCTCGCGCTACTAACGGACAACTTCGGGGCAAAAACAAAGCTCTGGGTATCTGTGAAGTGTGTTGGTTCCTGTCTGACGAAGCTCCTAATCGCGATGATTTGGCTCTTCAGCCTGCTGGTCTCATTGAGTCCAACGTTTACACCTCTACTGTTCCTTCCTGATCTAGTTAAAGGTAAATACAAGACCCCTCTTCGGAGGGGTTTTTTTATGCATGGCAATATGACAACTGAAATTGAAATTTGTTAGTAAACTATTCGTAGACACTGCTTACATAATGACCGCTATCTCAGTTCAAGACGTTTTGTACAAACCAAGTGGAGTTAAAGT